TTACACATTTTCAAGGTTTTAAAACAAACGATGAAGCTGAAGACTTTTCTGAGTTCTTAAGAACACAATTTATTTTGCCAGACGATTATCCTGATGCAAATACAACTATACATTGAATGATATTTCCTAAAAAAAAATACGATATTATTGTTATTGATCCACCATGAAAGATAAAAAAGGTAACTCATAAAACAAGACCTAATCAGGTTAATATGGATTATCCTTTAATGGAATTAGATGAAATTAAACAAATGCCAATAAAAAGTTTGGCAAAAGACAAGTGCTGGGTTTTCCTTTGGACAACACAAAAATACTTGTTCGATGCAAAAACTGTTTTAGAAAATTGGGGTTTTAATTTTTTGTGTATGGGAGTTTGGGAAAAAACATTTGGAAAGTCAGCTGGGATGCCTTTATTTGGTTTTAGATGGAACGCAGAATTTATATTAATAGGTTATAATAAAAAACCTGATTTATGGATTAAAGGAAAACCATTAATACCATTATGTTTTCAAGCAGAAAATATTAGACATTCTCAAAAACCAGATAAATTTTATAAAATGATTGAACCTTTGGGAAATGATAGAATTGACATTTTTGCTAGACAAAAAAGAAAAGGTTGGGATGTTTGGGGAAATGAAGTATAGGGGGTTTTGATATAATATGAAACAAATTGTAATTCCTTACGCACCAAGAAAAATCCAAAATTTTTTGCATGAAAAATGCGATAAGAACCGCTTCAATGTAGTCATTGTTCATCGTAGAGGGGGTAAGACTGTATTTGCTATCAATCACTTAATTAGAGCTGCTCTAACAAGCACTAAACCCTATCCTAGATTTGCTTTTATCTCTCCTTACCGGTTGCAAGGAAAAAGCACCGCTTGGGATTATATGAAACAATTTTCCTCTGCCATACCAGGAACAAAATTCAATGAGTCTGAACTTAGGGTAGATTTCTCAGTTAATAATTCAAGAATACAAATTTTAGGCGGTGAAAATAGTGCTGCCATAAGAGGTCAGTATTTTGATGGGATAGTTTGCGATGAAACACAAAACCTTTCGCCAGACCTTTTTGATACCATTTTAAGACCTTGTTTATCGGACAGAAAAGGCTTTGCTATTTTTATAGGCACACCGATGGGAAGAAACTGGTTCTTTGATTTACATGAAAATGCTAAACACAATAAAGATTGGTTTACAGCGATCTTCAAAGCTAGTGAAACCAATATCATAGCAAAGGAAGAATTAGATGCTGCTAAACAAACGATGTCGCCAGAAAGTTATGCTCAAGAGTTTGAATGTTCATTCCAAGCTGGAATATCCGGTTCTTATTATGGTAAGACAATTGAGGAACTAGAAGAAAAAGGCAATGTTAAAAATTTTGATATAGATGATAATTTAGAGGTTGAAACATGGTGGGATTTAGGAATGAATGATTCTACTGTGATTACCTTTGCTCAACGACACAATGATGAGGTTAGAATAATTGACTGCTATGAAAATGCAGGTGAGGGTTTAGAGCATTATTTAAATGTTATAGACAGTAAACCTTATAACTACTCAAAGCATATAGCTCCCCATGATATTAGAGTTAGGGAGATTGGAACGAATAAATCTAGATGGGAAACCGCTAAAGAAATGGGACTAGAATTTGACATAGCACCTAAACTTAGTGTAGAAGATGGTATTGAGCAAGTAAGACGAATGTTGCCTAAGTGCTACTTTCATAAAAACAATTGCAAAAAGTTGGTTGAGGCATTAAAATCATATTGCAAACGCTGGGATGAAAAAAATAATTGTTTTAGGAATAAACCTTTGCATAACTGGGCATCACACTTTGCAGACTCAGTACGATATGGAGCTGTGACAGAACCTATCGAAAGATCGGATTGGAACACACCAATTCATGTGGACACAAATTATATAGTTTAATATGGCAAAAAAAATAATCGAATTATCAGATCCTAAATTAAGAAGTTTATTATCCAATCAAATAGAAAATGCTTTAGGGTATTTAGGAGGTAATCTTTCTGAGTCTAGAAGAAAATCTTTAGAATATTATTTAGGTGATAAACTTGGAACAGAAATAGATGGTCGTAGTCAGGTAGTATCAACTGATGTTGCAGATACAATTGAAAGTATCTTGCCAAACCTACTTAGAGTTTTTACTGCATCAGATAAAGTAGTAAGATGCGAACCGGTAACTGCCGAAGATGTTCCATTAGCAGAACAAGCAACTGCATATTTAAATCATGTGTTCTACAAAGACAATAATGGTTTCCAATTATTATATAATTTTTTTAAAGATGCTCTAATTGAAAAAAATGGTTTTCTAAAAATTTACTATGACGAAAGCGAAAAGGTTGAGCATGAAACTTATAAAAATTTAACTAAAGCTGAAAAAGATTTATTAGAAGATACTAAAGATGAAATTGAAATTGTTGAAGAAGAAGAAATAGAAGATGAAACTGCAAAAGAACAATTTGAGGCACTACTAGAACAGTATGAAGATCAAGGAGCAGATGTATCTCAAGTTCAAGAACCAGATTTTACTTTATACAATTGTAAAATTAAACGAACTAAAAAAACTGGTAAAATAAAAATTGAAAGTATTCCGCCAGAAGAATTCTTAATTGACAGAAATGCAAAAACAATTGACGATGCCGATTTTGTTTCGCATAAAGTTTTAATGTCAAGATCAGACCTAGTTGCTATGGGTTATGATGAAGATGAAGTTAATGACTTACCAACTAGCGAAGAAGATATTTACAATACTGAAGAAATTACTAGACAAAGAAACATAGACGAATATCCAGTCGATAGTGCTACAGATAAATCTACAGAAAAAGTTTTAATCTATGAGTCTTATGTAAAATACGATTACGATGAAGATGGTATTGCAGAACTTAGAAGAATAGTTTCAGCAGGGGATGATGGTTCTATGGTGTTAGAAAATATGCCTTGCGATAATGTTCCATTTGTAACTGTAACTCCTATTCCAATGCCACACAGATTTTATGGAAGATCAATTTCAGAATTAGTTGAAGATATTCAATTAATGAAATCAACTGTCATGCGTCAGTTATTAGACAATATGTATTTAACAAATAATAACAGAGTTGCGATCATGGATGGTATGGTAAATATGGATGATCTTTTAACCACTAGACCAGGCGGTGTAGTTAGAACTAAGCAACCACCAAATCAAGTGATGCAACCTTTACAATCACAACCGATTTCACAACAAGCATTTCCAATGTTATCTTATTTAGATTCAGTTAGAGAAGCTAGAACTGGGATTACAAAGTCTGCTCAAGGTTTAGATGCAGATACTTTAAATTCAAAAACTGCAACTGGTGTTAATACTTTGATGACGCAAACTCAAATGCGTTCAGAATTAATTGCTAGAATCTTTGCTGAAACAGGTGTGAAAGATTTATTTAGAAAAATATTTGAGCTTATGGTTAAGTATCAAGACAAAGAAAGAATTGTTATGTTAAATAATCAGTATATACCGGTTAAACCTACTGAATGGAAAGATAAATTTAATATTAATATTGTCGTAGGACTTGGAACTGGTTCTAAAGAGCAACAAATCTTAATTCTAAACAACATCCTTGAACGACAACTTCAAGCATTTCAGTTACAAGGTGGAAAAGAGATGCCAATGGTAACTCTAAAAAATATTTACAACACTTTATCAAAAGTAATTGAGAACGCTGGACTTAAAAATGTGGAAAGTTACTTTGTTAATCCTGATATTGGAAAACAAATGATGCCTCCACCAGCTCCACCACCTCTAACTCCTATTGAAAAAATAGAATTTACAAGAATTGATGCTGAGAATAAGAGAAAAATTGCTGATCTACAATTACAAGCACAAGAATTGGCTCAAAAAACTCAAGAAATGCAATTAGATTTTGAAGCGAAGATCAAAGAGATGGCATTAAAGTATAATACACAATTAGATACTGCAAAAATTAAAGCTGATGCAGATTTAGATAAGATGATGGTGGCAGGAGATAACAAAATTCTTGAACAAGCCACAAAATCGACTAATATGTTCAGTCAACAGTTACAAGGACTAAATGGAAACCAAAGACCAGGTGAGGAGATCGGAAGAAATCAGCCGATCCAACCAAGCCAAACAAATACTGGAGAATAAAATTTTTATAGAGGCGGTTGATTCTCTAAAAAAACTTTATTCTGAAGCACTACTTGAAAAAACTGGTGCGAAAGAAAGCGATACTAGAGAAAAACTCTGGATTGCTTATAATGTTGTTGGAAAAGTAGAACAACATCTTAAAACTGTAATTGAAACAGGGAAACTTGCAGAAAAACAGTTAGAAGATTTTAGAAAACAACAACGCCAAACAAAATTTTAACCATAAAGGTT